TTGGCTAGTGGACTATTCATGGCCGTGAAGAAATGCCATAAGCGATTCTGTAAACAGACCGCATCAACGGCCTGTTGGTCTTTTGGGTTCTTAGCTTTATATGCTTGCATGGTGTCCCCCTATAGAAACAAAGCGATGATTGGAGCAGCCAACAAGGCCAGCATTGATAAGCTAAAAGTGAAAAACGAAATTGTTATCAGGTATTCAGGTAAGTCACGCTTGACGGGTGCTGCTCGCTTGATGGTTGGACGTGGTGAAAACTTTGAATAGATAGCAGCTTCTTGTTGTGCTGTTAGTTCTTTAGTTAATGATTGCATTGTGTTGCCTCTCTGGTTTTGGTTCACATTGTTGCGAACTGGTAACAATATATATCATTTAGTTACTGATTGACAACTATTAGATGAATAAAAACTGCTTATTGGTTGTTAGCTGCAGTAAATAGTGGGTGTTGGTTTTGTTGTAGGTGAGTCGCTTTGTTGTCAATTGGTTGTCTCTGGGGTTCTCTGGCCAAAAAACAAAAACACCTTTTCCCGCCCTGTCGCTGAACTATAGGCAGTGACAAATGCACAGCCATTCAATGATGGATGATTAAAGGATTGATGATGGTGCTGGACTATATAAAGGTGTGATACCTCTCGGTCATGGCTATATATAGTGGGCTTCGGGATGTTGTGCAAAGAACTGTGCAAAGACTGCCGATGATGGCCACCCCCCACCCCCTAGACTTTTTTACCCTGCCTACACGCCTACCCCACGGGGGGAGCGTCCTGTGTCCGTAATAGATATAGCGGCACAGATTTTTGTTCTAAATTATTCCCAGAGAACCTTTTAGAAAACCACCAGCAGCCAATGTATACTCACTAACGAGAACTGTCGTTAACAAAAGGATATGAAGATGCGCTTAAACAAACTATTAGTACCCCTAGCTTTCTCAATGCTCTTTAGTAGTGGAGTGTCAGTAGCAGCATTTATCCCAGAAGAAGTTGAAAAGATAAGCACTGGGCCTACTGATTGTTATCAGGCTTCTAAGGTGATTATGGACAGCTTGGAGTTTGGGATTCTTTCTCAGGCACTCGCTATAAAGTTATGCACGGGCGCACGGGATGGTTTGATAGTTACACGTTGCTTTGTGAAAGCGGTTGCATCTGTTGAAGAAAATGGACTGGATTTACCTGAAGACATAGCTATAAGCTTGTGCAAACAAAACGGATGAATAGGAGTATAGAAAAATGGAATCAGGATTGTTAGAGGCTATTCTTGGAGGCATTTGGGCCATCATGGTTTATGGAGTGGGTTTCGCAGTGTTTGCATTTTTTGTATACACGGCCTATTGCATTATTGCCATGAAAGATGAAACCGAAGCTATGAATGAAAATCTACGAGATTCACTTAGAAAGCAGCATGACATTAATGGAACCTTAGAAGATATAAGGGAAGACATTAAGAGCATCAGTTACTCCGTGGACACTTTATCTAGCGATTCAAGAGACAGAATGGTTGAAAAAAAGAATCAAGAATTTTTTGACAGAAGAGGTTGACCAACGAGGTTCTGGAGAACCCCGTGGTCTAAGGCCATTTGGGCTGACCTCTTGGTAATTTTACCACTGTCTCTCAGTCATTACTTACTGTTACTGACCAGTTAACAGCCTTAATAGTCTTATTAGTTACTACCAATGATGATGATGTATAGGTTAACTTAGAGTTATCTTTAGGTAGTTATTATCAGTTATAAATAATGAACATGATGTATGGGTCAAGAGTGAGTTACCCTATAGTTATCTATAGGTGTATGTTTATATCTATCAACCCTATGGTGCAACTTTAATATTCTTGATACAAAACAAGACATTAAAACCACCTATCACCTACACTTTTATAGACACCTGTAGCACTATCTATGAACCTTTGAATCTCCCCATTGAAAGCTTCAAGCTTCATTTGAGCAGCCATAGATTCTGCATCTGTATCCATCTGTTCAGTCCAGTAATTAACTGCCATTGAGAGGGCTTCTAGCCTATCATCATGGACAATGGCTCCCCTATCTTTAGTCAGCCTAGTCATCTGATAGAACAGACTATACGAAGGCTCCGGTGCGCTGTCGTAGTCTTCCTTAATCAGCTTCTCATCAATTATCAGACGATGCTGCATCATCACAGGTTCAAGGGTATCAATGATACGCACTTCCTTCTGTGTGTTATGTCTGACTTCTTCAATGGACACTGGGTAAGTCTTGGCAATGAATGGAGCTAATAGCTTGGAGAACATGCCATCACCAAAGTTACTCTCCACCACAATCATACTGACATTCTCAATCTTCGCTAGGTTGGCTAGCTTCTGTAATGTCAGGTCATCATAACCACCTTTAAAGCCACCACATTGGGAAGCGTACAGGTAACCATTTAACATCTTCACCACAGCGTAAGCTGTCTCGTCTTTACCACGACCGGAAGGGTCAATTGCAAGGACAGCACCAGTGAACTCATACATCTCGTCAGAGAACCACATGGGCCTATAAAACCTGTCACCAGTAAAGCCCACAACAGGGACATCATGGACAATCTGAGCAGGGCCAGAAGCCCACGCTAGGTCACCCCAACCCTTTCTAGGATTGAGTGCAGCAACACAAAGGTCACTAAGCTTTAATGGGTACTTATCAGCATCAGATAGTGTGGTGTCCAACATGAATTGAAGGGCAAAACCTGCCTTACCATAGGACGCTTCACGCTCCATTAAATCAATCTTATTGAATCTATCAGGCTCTGTGGGCATACCCTCCTGAGAGGCTCTGTGAAGCTCTATGAAGGGTGCTAATCTTCCTTGATACATTGTAGATTGTTTGTCCGAAGGGTAGCGAGAGGGCCATATACGAATCTCGTAGCCACGTTCTGGTAGTAGGTTGTAGATGGACATCTCTGTCTGGGGTGTACCGAGGTAAATAACACGTCCATCAGGCTTTAATATGGCATCAAACTCTTTGATTGCCTCTGATAGTTTGTCACGCATTGTCTGGGTAGCGGAGTTGTTAGTCACCTCCACGTCATCAGCGATTATAGTGTTGGCACGGGAGCCCGTAAGCTGACCTGAGATACCCACGGACTTAACCGAGGGAGAGTGGTCGGGCATGGCTGGGCCAACATCAAATGCAATGACAGAATCACGTTGCCCATTCTTTGTGCGTAGGTGTGAGAGCAGTTCAATTTCATTGATAAGTCGCTTAGTAAAGGTGGAGAAAGCATCTGCACGTTCTTTGGATGCACTTACTACCAGGATTTTGTGTTGAGGGTCACAATAAAGGAGCCACACCACGTATGCTGAGGTTATCCATGACTTGCCTATGCCACGAAAAGCTTCAATGACACAGCGTCTTGGGCCTACTTGGAGATAGTTACCCATGTCGTATTGAATGGGTGTGGGGTCAGGCAAATTGAGGGTCTTCCAGACAATGAAAAGAAACTTCCGGAAGTCTTTCTTGATAGGGTCTTCTGCGATGGGTTTAGCCATGAGTGTCCTAGTGATTTAGTGGTAGTTCATCTTCTTCAAAGTCCGGCAGAGCGTGAATAAGATTGTCTAGTGGGTTACCTTGAGTCGGTACACCATCTATCCCGTTATCTTTTAGAAACTGACGAGCTACGTTAAAGATACTAGCGGTAGCTTCACCCGTTTGGACGTGTCCAAGTAGCTGAGTGGCCAACTCTTCGTGAAGGTCAGCCATGATTACTTCTAGTTTTCTATTACTCATTTAGTGAGTCCTTTTGTTTTCTCATAGGAGCGTAAACCGCCTAGACCTAAGAGGGACATGACAAGTGTGGTTAGTTCTGCTGATTGAATTGCAGGGAGTTCTGCGGGTAGTGCGAAGTAAGCGTTGATGAGTCCAGCAAACGGAAGGATAAGGAACTGGTAACCAAGACCAATTGCGCATACCCAACCTATTGCAGGTCGCCAGCCAGCCACAAACACAGACTTGTGTTTTGCACCTTCAATGTTAGCCATTGCTTGGAGGGTGTGTGGTTTCTGGAGTTGTTCTGTCAGCTTTAAACGAGCATTCGCCCGTTCTTCATCTGATGTGAATAAATCATCAAGGCCATCCATGACACTCCCAGCAATCCCAGCGAGTGGGTTGAGAGCCATAATGTTTCCTTGTTAGTTATTAAGTCCCCATCCATCTGGACAGGACTGACGTACCGACACCACCAAGACCAATTGAAAGAAGCATGGCTCCCGCTAGGAAGCCTTTGCCTTTGACTAATTGTTTTTCTAGGTCATTGACTCGGTTGGATAGTGTGACTGTTATTTCATTTAATGTTTCGACCTGATTACCTAGTGTTTCTACTAGAGTCACCAAGCGTCCAGCATCATAGTCCGTCATTTGGGACATGAGTATTAACCTCTGTAGTAGACTGCGATTCCGAATAGAAGTCCCATTGCCAGAATCATGCATACACCTATGTTAGTAGCGAGTTGTATGTCCTTTTGAATCTTGGCGTTTCTTCTTATCTTGGCGTTGATTTTTTCTTGCTCTTCTTCTCTTCGTTGTCGATGCCATTCAGCCTCAAACTTCACGAAGTCACTCCAACCATTGAGTCTGCTTTTTTTAAGATGGAACTCAAGCTGTTCTCTTTGGATTCGTAGTTGCTCTTGGTATTGAAAACATTCTAGGGCTGTTCCTCTTGATTCACTGTTACCAGCTTTATCTTTTACCTTTTGTGTTGCTGACAGGTAATCCGAGACTTGTGTCCCTAGCTGATAGAGTTCCTGTCCATTCTTCAAACAGGTCGAGAGTGTCTTCCAGATGGCATTTGCCGCTGCAATTTCTACGAGCATCGCCAATACCTCCGTGAGTAGTCTTGGGTTTCGTAAGGTTCTTTGGATGGTTGGACGACTAAATATTCGATGGGGCGTTGGGCTATTGAAGACACCTGTGGCTCTATGATTAGAGCCTTCCCCTCTGGGAGAAGGGAAGTGCTTTGGTGAACTAGGGGTAGCCCTGTTGGGCTAGACCACATCTATTTCTTCTTGGGTTTCTTAGTAGGTTTTGATGGGGGACGACCTTTCGTAGTCCCATACGTGCCTTTGCCTTGTGGCATAAGTTATTCCTCTATTATCGCTGCCCTTGCTGCTGCTCGGAGTGCTGCTATGTCACTTGGAATAGCCTCACCTGTATCTGCCTTACGACTTGCGTACCAATCTGTAGATGCTAGGTAAGCCATGCTCTCAGCATTAATAACTTCTTGAGCCGTGGGTTCTGCTACTGCATCGGGAGCATTAGCTTCCCAAGCTGTGATATAGCCAGCCACATCCGTAGCCTCTATTACTGTGTTAGGCCCATCTGTCCATTCTGCATGACCTGTTGAACCATCCCACTGGATAGCCCATAGGTTAGATGGAAAAGTGTATTCACCTACTCGCCCATCCCCATCAACTAAAATCATGTTGTCTTCTTTTACTACTGTTAATGTTGCCATTATTAATTACCTATTAACTGTCTGTCTGTGGATATTAGTAACTCCCTAGACAAGTCATTTGATTTAACCATTTCATTGCGAAAGGATTCTACGGCTGATGAAGTGCTGCGAGATTGAGAGGCGTTTTCTATCAGCAAGGTTGGTAGCCATGCCATTGCACAGCCCCAATCTTCCAGTTCTTTACCTGTATTAGGGTCAATTCCAGCCAACTTGGTATACCAAGCACAACGCTTGATTACGTTG